AACAGAACACCTGATTAAAATGTAATTTTATTTCCGGCACAACCAACCGCAGGACTAATCTACCTGCGTACCCCAATAGGGGGCTATCCTTTCTCACCTAATAAGGGTAGCCTCCTTTTTTATTTTTACAAAGTAAAGGCTCTTTACAAACGGTCAATTAAACCTATGGATATTAAACTGAAGTATGACCCACGCAAGGAACAAACCGAAATACTGGAAGGCTTTAAGCAAGCTGTAGAGCACGAACTACCATACTACCTTATTGATGCCCCGACGGGAGTTGGTAAGTCCTATGCTGCCATGATGATGGCCAACCATTGGCATGACACCACGGGGAGTAAGGTAGATGTGATAACTAACAGTAAAGTTCTACAGTCTCAGTACCTCAAAAATTTTCCCTTTCTGGGGGAGCTTAAAGGAAAGTCAAACTATTTTTGTAGTCAGTTCGATGTGAACTGTGACGAAGGTGCAGAACTCGCAAAACAGTCCAAGACCAAATGCCTGAACTGTCCACACCAACTTGCCTTTGAGAATTTTAAACGGTGCAAGGTATCGATGATCAACTTCCACCTCTTTTCCAGTTATGCTATGTTTGTTCCGTTTATACTGAGGGAACGAGGGGCCAAGATGTTGGTTATAGATGAGGCACATGCCTTTGAGGAAGTATTCACAGAATTTATATCTTTGGTTATTTCAGAACGGGTGCTTAAATCTGTGGGGTTGGATGATAACCCTGTAGTGGTAAACAAATTACAAGATGTTCAAAGTACGGAAGACTTGGAAGAATTCTTTTATGAGTTCTTTGAGGAACGGGTTATCAAGCACGTCAAAGAACTTACTCGAAAAGTTCCTGACGCAAAGTCTACCAAACAAAAGTCTGGATTACTCCGCAATATAAAAAGTGCCGAACGGTTGTTAGCTCGGTTTAAGAAATATTTTGATGACGAAGACCGAGACGAATGGATTTTCCAACGGGAGAAAGCACCCCGTAACAAAGAAGTATATATACCCCACATTAAAGTTGAACCAACTTGGGCGAGAAAATACTTGTGGGATTTAATCTGGGACAAGTATGAGATGGTTGTGTTTATGTCAGCGACTATCCTTGACCCGAGTATCTTTAGCTCTATAAACGGCCTGAGTAACGAGCTTATGTTTTGCAACGTAGACTCTCCTTTCCCTGTAGACAACAGAATTGTCCACTACTCTCCTGTAGGCCGTATGTCTTACAAGTACAAACACCAAACTATTGAAAAGATGATCCCTCGTATTAAGAAAATAATCGAGAAGAACTCTGACATTAAAGGGATCCTCCACACAGGAAACTATGAGAACTCTTATAAACTGAAAGAAGCCTTGGGGGATAACAGGAGACTTATATTTCACGGGTCAGGCAAATCAGAATGGGCTCTTCAGCATCATGAGAACTCAAGTATACCGACTATCCTCGTTTCTCCAGCAATGACTCACGGGATTGACCTGAAAGATGAGCTATCCCGATTGCAAATAATAATGAAGATTCCATTCCAAAGTTTAGGGGATAAACGAGTGAAGAAAAGACTGAATGAAAGTCAGGAGTGGTATATATGGCGAACCTGGATTGAGGTCATTCAGGCTTGTGGTCGTTCAATACGTAACAAGGATGACTGGGCTGCCACTTATATATTGGATTCTTCTTTTGACCAACTGCTACGTTACGATCAAATGATGCCTGACTATTTCAGGGATGCACTTGTTCTTCCAGCTTGACAAAAGCGGTTGTTCTTGTTGCTCGTTTTAAAAGTGACAATACGCTGTACTAATTATAAAAGAGGAACAACACTATGAATTTTCATGAACTTCAAATGAATCACCCCGTGAATTTTGGAGATGCTTATGCTATTTCAGCCGAAGTTATCGACACAGGAGATGGCACAGCCAGCCAGTTTACGGGAAATTTAGCAAACACACCACTTGCTCCTGGATCAGTAACCGTAACAGATGGCACTGAGACCTTTAGTGACAATGGGGACGGAACATTAACGGGTGACCAAGGTGGGTCAGGCACTATTGACTATTATAGTGGTGCATATGATATCACATTTAACACGGCCCCTACAAATGCTCAGGATATTACGTCTGGGTATGATCAGTTTATTACCTCTGCTGTGCAGAGTGTCACAGGTGAAGATGTTGGTTCTCCTGAAGCTCTTGGCCAAGGCAACCAATACGATAGTAAACACAGTTTTGGTGGCCAGCTTGCAAACAAAAATACCATTCCTGGAACCTTTAGTGCGACTGTTTCCTTTAGTGGGGACGTGACATTTACGGATGATGGAGAAGGAAACCTAAGTGGTAGTAACCTTCAATCAGGTACAATCAATTATGATACTGGGGAATTCTTCTTTGTATTCTCAGCAACTCCAGATAACGGAGATGCCATGACGATCGATTATGATTATGGGTACGAGAGTGCCAATGAGAAAATCCTTGCACGAGATGTGAAAGGGGTTTACTCCGTGGAAGTGGAAAATAAAGCGGACGGAGAAGTCGGCCTTTCCTTCCTGCATAGTTCTGATCTTTCAAACTGGACAACGCTTGCGTCCACCAAGGTCGGACAATCAAACAAGAAGTTTGTAACTATTTCAGGTGTCCGAGATTACTTGAAAGTTATCGGAGCTGGAGGAGAAGTTAATCTTCAATTTCATTCCTAATGAGTGACTCCTTAAAGACCGAAAATCTTACTGAGCAGGATACCACCCTCATAAAAAGAGTACTTGCGGAAGCCGAACAAGGAGACAGGGAGTTTCTTGACTCCTTGTCTCCTTCTGAAAAGGGACATGTGTTGGAAATTCTTCGAGAGTTTTCTGAAGAAGGATACTCCGCAAAGCTGAATGAAATTTATGAGATCGATTACGATGAAAATCCTGTTGACATAGAAACCTTTGTATATGACGAGCACTACATGGGTAAAATATTAGGGGACAACCTCTATCCCAGATGGCTTGAACATATGAAGGAGTTTCTTGACCCTTCAAAGAACTATATTGAAGTTGCGTTGACAGGTTCGATTGGTTCAGGTAAGACAACGGTCGGACTCATTAGTAAGCTGTTCCACATGCATCGTGTTCTATGCTTGAGGAACCCTCAAGGCTACTACAACTTAATGGACACGGATGAGATAGTTTTTGCTATCTTTAATGCGACACTGGAATTGGCTGATAATGTTGGTTACCAAAAGATTGCAAACATGGTTAAGAGTTCTCCGTTCTTCAAAGAACGGTTAATCCATAATCCTCGGAGTCCTGAACAGATCAACTTCCCTAAAAATATTAGTATTGAAGTTGGGTCGAAGTTTTCTCATGCCTTAGGTAAACATATATTTGGGGCGTCTATTGATGAGGCCAACTTTCAAGAGGCTGATCTGGATGAGAATGATACATCCCAAGTTATGAAGACCTATAATGCGATTTATCGTCGTATGGAATCTCGCTTCCTTCAGAAAGGGGGTACTATTCCAGGACAACTTTATTTGATCTCTTCTAAAAATGAAGAGTCTTCTTTCTTGGAAGTCCATGTGGAGAAGCACCGAGATAAAGGAACTACGTATGTAGTGGACGAACCTATTTGGAATTTTAAGAGTCATCTTGGGATTTACTCAGGTAAAAAATTTCGAGTAATGGTTGGTGACCAAAAAAGAGATTCCCAAATCCTCGAGAAGGGCGAGAAGGCCCCCGATGGATATCAGGTAGTCGAGGTCCCAATTGAATACAAGGAGTCTTTTGAACGAGAGGTCGATTCCTCTTTGAAAGATATTGCAGGTATAGCGACCTATTCTGATTCCAACCTCATTAAAAATAGGCAGCGAGTTAGAGATTGTATTGTCCGTAACATTGAGGACTTTGGAGAATGGCATAGTCCGTTTACCAAAGATTTAATTGTCTTAGACTTTGATGACGACGACACTGAGATAGAAGACTTTATTGACAAGGAGTATTTCAAAAGATACTTAGGACGGGTTGGGTTCAACAAGCCCCGTGCCATACATATTGATATTGGGGTTAGCGGAGATGCCTTGGGTTTCGGAATGGCCCACATCGCTGGGAAGACTACAATAACCGAGACTGATGTTTTAGGTAACAAATCCAAAACGGAACGGGAAGTTTATCGGGTAGACTTAATGACTCGAGTTACAAATTTGGATGGTAAAGAGCTCCCGTTAATTAAAGTATTATCTTTTGTAAAGTGGATACGTAAGATTGGAGTAAACATCCGAGTGATTAGTACGGATGGTTACCAGTCCACTATGCTTCGCCAGCTTCTTAGAAAGCAAGGGTTCGAAACAAAACTTATTTCGGTTGATAAGAATGATGATGCGTATGTTTATTTGAAAGACGCACACATGGATTACCGAGTCCAAATGTATGAGTACCAACCCTATTTAACAGAGTTGTTTGATCTCCTGCATGACCGTAAGAAGAACAAAGTTGATCACCAAAAGAAGAACTCTGATGGGAGTCGGGGGTCCAAAGATATTAGTGATGCGGTTGCGGGAGCAATATATGATCTGGTAAACGATGACATACAAGTAAAAAATTCTGACAATAGGCCTATCGATTATGGAGCGTTTCAAAGGAAAGACCGAAACGAATTAACTCCAGAAGAGGATGCTTATAATTTTGCCATTGGTGACTATCAGGCAAAGAAGAAACAACGGGAAGAAAACAAGAAAAATAGAAAAGATAACTTTAGAGTATTTTAATTCATGGCTTTTAAAGAAAAATTTTTGAGTTGGTTACCTACCACCTCCCTTAAACCACGGGACTTGGAAGGGGGCCGAATGAACCAAGCCCAAGGTAGTGCAAATTCTTCCCTGATCGAGTACTACATGGAACGAACAAACATAACCAATAAGCGGTCGGACGTCTATGAAGACATGGACGAAATGGATGATGAAATCATCGCCCGAGCGTTGGATATGGAATCAGATGACGCAACACAAATGGACTTACGCAAGAATAAGTCTGTGTGGATTACCTCTTCCGATCCAAAAAAGAAGCAGGTTATAGAAGACATGTTCCGTCGTATACAGTTGGAACAAAGAATATGGTTGTGGTCTCGTGACACTAACAAGTATGGGGACTTTTTTGTTAGGCTCAGTATTGACCCAGATAAAGGATTAATCTCTGTGCAAGATAACTATCACCCCAAGGAAGTTGTCCGACTGGAGGACAAGGGGAAACTTGCGGGATTTCTTTTGTTAGATACTCACAATCAGAGTCTAACACCCCACTTACCACACGAATGGATTCACTTCCGTAATATACGGTACAGGGTTCAGGATGATTTGATGCCTCAAGAGTTCTATCGAAAATATCAGATAGATAAGAATGCTCGATACGGGAGTCCAGGATTTGTTAAAGTCCGTCGCATTGAAAAACAACTCAGGCTTGCGGAAGATAGTTTGGTGTTAGGACGGTTGGCCCAATCTCAATATACACAAATTCATTATGTAAATGTAGGTGATGCAGACACCAAAGAACAGAAGAATATCGTAGACAACTATGAAAATCTCTTCCACAAAGACAGAAAAGCCAACTACAACGACAGTACGTTCCAAGCGAAACATTCATCACTATCGTATGCAGATAGAGTGTTTGTCCCAGTACGCACGAATGAGAAAGGCCGTTCTAATGTCGAAGAGGTCGGTGGTAATCTCGATGTTACCTCGATCGCAGACATCGAAATGTTAAACAACAAACGGTTTGGTGCGTTGGGTATACCAAAAGAGTATATGTCGTTTGACAGTACGCTCGGATTTAATACGTTAATGCAATTAGACCCAAGGTATGCTCGAAAAATTGCAAACCTGCAAAGGAACCTAATTGCAGGATTAACCCAAATGGCTCAGATTGAACTTTATATTCACGGCCTTGACACAGACGCAGAAGGGTTCCAAATTGAAATGACTTCTGTGAGCACGACTAACGAACTTGAACGAACCGATAGTCTGAATGCGTTGATAGATGCTGGAGATAGAATGGTTCGGTTCTTCCAGAATGTAGACGACCAGATTGACCAAGTTTATCTTTATCGTTATATTGTTAATACGTATCTCCGTCTTCCTGATATTAATCTTGACAGGCTCTTTAAGGACAAAGGTCTTGAGATGCCTGATACAAATGGACAGGAACCTGAAAACCCACAACAGTTCTTTAATTCTATAGAGAAGGCCGTGGAGTCAGACCCTAAAATTGGAGAGCTCCTCCGAGAGTTTGTGGCCAGCGTAATGAAAGGCAAAAATTCTGTTGCGTTGAAACAGAGAGTTTTAAGAGATGCGTTCAACAAGGATACACTCAAATATTTAGATGAAAAAGATCAAGAAGAGGAACCTCTTATTAAGAAACGGGAAACCGAACTGAAGGAAGATGAGGAAACAGAATGAAGCACGACGAGTTAAAACAAAAGACAGGAATAAAGAAAGTACCAACCCATCCAAACAAAAGTACGTGTGATGACTGGTTAGATTTATACGAAGGTTACTCCCGTGTATCACCAAGCGTGTTTCCCGATGGATTAAAAGGGGAACTCATTGGCTACATAAAAGAACGCCTCTTAGACCAAAGATTTGACGACAAAAATTTCTACATTTTGAACATGCATCTCCGTGATGTAGACGAGATAGTAGTCAGACGACGTTCCGTAAAAAATAAGCGTAAAAATTCAGCACTAAGCCGAATAGCTAAACGACGCTGGCAACGGAATAGACACAAATACAAGCGTGCTCT